ATCAACATCAGTAGGATTAGGAAGTCCCACAAACGAATAGAAAGAGTTGCTAGTGGATGCTACACTAGCAACAAAATCCTTTGCGTTTAAAATACGAAGTTGATCAGTTATAATCGCAGCCATTTTTGCGTAGTTTTTTACTTATTTATCAGTTATGTTGTAGAGAATCCTCTAAGTTTGAGAGGTTGAACTCTGCTTACAACACCGCCGGTTGTGATACCAGATGTGCCTTTGAGAGTGTATGCGTCAAATGCTGCCGCATTTGTTCTACCACCAAGTGTAATTTTACCCCAAGAGAACTCACCGTAGAACTCTGTAAGTCCAATTCCAGTGATATCACCGAGATCTTCAACACTTACTGTCACTCTCTTAACGTAAGTGATGCCTACACCAGCGACAGCAGTTGTGGCAACAGAGACTGCTGCAACTTCATAGACTGCATCAAGGAATTGAGTTGTAACGCCTAAAGTTTCACCAGTTTGGTAAAGTGAAGTGACGCCACTTCCAACATTGCTGTTCTTGACAGTAAAGTAATCGCCAACTGAAATATCACTTAAAGTTACTGCAGCGCCAACAACTTTGGTGTCGCGTAAGAAGGAATCGATTGGAATAAAGAAATTCATTACAAATCCAGTTGAGGCAACACCAACTGATGTTGATGTTAATCCGACAATATCACCAAAGTCACCCTCATAGAGTGTGGTTCTATTTGTTTCTTTGGTTGCCTTAGGAGCTTCAATCAGAACCTGAGGGACGGATGTTCTGGTATATCCGACTCCGGGTGTAGAAACAGTAATTGCTGATACAGCATCACCAGTTAAGGTTGCAGTAGCAGTCGCTCTAGCAGTTGTGCCAAGTCCTACAGGTGTTTCAATGGTGACGGAGGGAGCAGATGTATAACCTGTGCCACCGTAACCAATTGTGATTGATTCAACGGTATTTGCGATAGAAACAACTGCGGTTGCCGCTGCAGCTACAAGATTATTTTGTGAGACAATATTTACAGTCTGTTGATTCTTGGCAGTTTGATTCTCATCATCAGGATTGAAGAATGGAATGACACTTTCAACAAAGAGTTGTGTAGATCCAACACCAACTGATTGAATCAGATTAGTTCTGGGGTTGATAAGTGCTGCGTTCAGTTCTCTTGCTTTACTAACGATCTTGCCGTTGATAACTTTGTCAACAGTCTGCTTACACCAGGTTGCTGTGCGAGCATGATCAGGATTAGAATCAATACCTCTTCCATAATATGGGTTCGTTTCTACCGTGTCGGTAGAGAGAACTTCAGTAATCAACCTTGAATTTTGATCAATAGAATTAGCAACTAGATCTTCATCACCTCTGATAGTAAGTAAGTCACCATCTTTAATAGTTTCGAGAACATCACGGAAGGTAACATCAACATCACCACTGCCTTTGTAGAATAGAATCTTACACGTATCACCTGCGAATGC